TGCGCTCTCTGCGTTTGCGCTCAGCATTATCAAAAACCAAGGCCATAGGTTGTTGCTCATTGTTTGCCGCCTTTCTTTTTCCTGTAAACTATTACCTCATGTGCGCCGCAGCGCTTGCAAATGACATAAAGCCGCCGCTCGCCCTTGATCGTGAGCGACTTGCCGCGCTTGCCCTTGCGCCAAGGGTCAAACTGTCCGCAATGCGGACAAATCTCAATCTCGCGGGTTATCATTTGCGCCACTTGCCTTTCTTAAACTTGAAACGGTAGCGCGGCACATTTGCACCCCGCATTGAGCCGCCTGCGGCGCTCGCTCCGCTCGGGGGATATGCGCGCGGTTTTGGTCGCGGCACATTTGCCGCGCTCTCCTGTTTCTCCTGTTCTTTGTGGCTGTCTTCCAACTCCGCCTCCAAATCGCGCTCCTCCGGCAGCGGCGGCAGCTCTTGCCCCGTTCCCTCGGTTTCGTCGTCTGTGGGGTATGTTTTAGCATGGAGAGCAGGAGATGCAGAAGTTGTGGGGTCTGGGGCTTTGCCCCAGTTTTTCTCCTGTTCCTCCTGTTCTTTGTGGCTAAATAAAAGTGCCGAGTTGCGCATAGGGTCGAATAAATCATCTTGGTGCGGTTGCCGGACGCCGAGCGCCGCCGCGTCAATGGTCTGCGAAAGCGCGTCATACGCGCGGAACCAGCTCGCAAGCGCAAACGCGCCGGTCGTCGCGTCGCAGAAATGCTCCGGGCCGGTCGTCATCCAATCCCACGCCGTCGTCGTCTCTTTGCCGCCGTATGCCTGATATTTCCGCACCAGCTTCTCCGCGCAGACTTCGGTCGCATACTGAAAATGCGCGCCCGCGTCTTTCCCAAAAAGCGAAAGCGAACCCTCCTGGAGCGGCGTTTCAAGGAATCCCGATTGCATGACCTCGCGCCAATATGGAGCCATGAAAGCCAAATACTCGCCATAGCGCGAGCGCGTCGCAAATACATGGTCGCCGCGCCGCAGTATGTCCTCTTTGCGTGTTCCAAACTTGTTCCACGGGAATCCGCGCATTGCGACAATCGGAAAGCCGACGGGTATGCGCTTGCGAATGACGTACAATGTTCTATGTAGAACATCCGGCAGCCATCCACGGTCAAAGCCAAGCGCGCGGACGCGCACCGCGCGATTCTTATGGTCGCGCAAGCGCCTATTGGCTATCAGGTTCACCACATCGCGGATGCCTGCGGCGACGCGCCGGTTGCGCAGTAGGTCGCTCGAATTTGGCGGCACAAGCGGCGAGCCGTCAGCCGGATAGCGCCCATAGTCAATCACGGCGGCGGTTCTGCGCGGCCCAAACGCAACAAGCACCCAGGAAAGCCCCGCGCCCGCCTTAATGTTGATGTCGCAAAAGCCGACGACGGTATCCGTGCCAATCGGCAGCAGCCCGCGCTCGCGGCCATTCAGCGCGGACGCCACGCGGTCGGCGTCAATCTGAATCTCGCTCGCCGCGTCTACCACTTTCATCATGATCTCTGCGTCGAACGCCGTCTTGCCCAGCTTGGCGCGTAGGTTCAAAACATGGTGGCAAACATCGACCTCGCGGGCGTGATCGTACTGCTCGGCGTCGATGGTTTCCATCTTCTCGAACAACGCGCGGTTCTCTTTGTACCACGCCGTCGAGCGGGTGCGCCGGTAGTCTTTCTCCGCCGCGTCGACTGCATACTCCGCGCAGAAAAGCGCCACCAGCTTCTCCCATTCGGGCGGGAGCTGTTTCACGAACGGTTGCACCTTCTTCGCCCATTCCTGGAACTTCTCGCTCGATGAGATTTCCGTCGCAACGTCGCCAAAGCGCTGCGGCGTGATCGTCAAAAACGCCGCGATTGACGTGGAATGGCCGGCAAGCGGCAGCGCGTCGCTCTGGATGTACTCCAAAACGCCCTGCACCATCTTCGGAGAGGCGGCAATCTTGCGCGTTTGCGGGTCGTCGATGAGCAGCATATCCGGGCGAAGTCCGCCCTCGTTTGTGCCGCGAATGGCCCCGCCGACGCCGGTCACGGCAAGGATCGAACCGCAACCGGCGTCGAGCAGTTGGCCTGAATTGTCGCGCAAGGTGGGGAGGGTGATTTGATCCGTTCCCCATTCAATATCGGTGGCGCGCCCGTGGTATGTCTGCGCGGCCGCGCGTTGCGAAACGCCGCCGAGCGCGCGAATGGGAACGACAACGGCCGGGAAGTCCGCCAGCAATTCGGGCGAGCGCGAAAAGAGGCGCTTCACGGTCTTGAGGTTTTTCTTCGCGGCCTTGAGCGACGCGCCGATGATGACGGGAAAGCGGCGGTGTCCGTAGAGCATTGCCCATATCGGCGCGATCTCGTCAACCCAGGTAGTCTTGCCGCCGCCGCGCGCGAAAAGCTCGGCGGTCTGGCCACCGTTAAGTATGCAGCTTTGCACGTCCTTGATTAGCCCCTCGCGGATGTCGGCGCTTGCGCGGTGTTCAAGGAGCGCCCGGCAATAATACCAGCCAAACGCCTCCAGGTCATACCGGCAACGCTCGCGCAGTCGCGGGTGCTTCGGCGCGGGAATCTCGCCCACCTCGTTGCGTGACGCGACGAACTTTGCCACGCGGTCGGCGCTCGATGCCGCGCGCTTCTTTTCTTTCGCCGCGCGGTCGCGCAGCGCCTTGACGGTCTGCGCCTTGCGGAACTCGGCCAGCTCCTCGGCGGTCATGCGGCGGCCAATAGTCGCCTCGGCGTTGAGGCGTCCAATGCCCTGCATGGCAAGCGCGCGGAGTTGTTCGAGGGTTGTCATGGTGTATCATGCGGCTGTGGGCCGCGATAGCGTTTAAGCGTGATGCGTTTGTGGTGGCGCATTTTTAGACGGATGAATATTACGACGGCCCAAAAAAAACTTGGAAATTTTACGGAATTGAATGACGGGCAGTCTTCGTTTGTCACCCAAGACAAAACCCATCGCAGCGGTTTTTCGGCCTTTGTCATTTCCCCTCCTTTCGCGGCACATTTGCCGCGCGTTTCGGGTCCATTTCACGCTCGCGGCACTTTGTATATGCACGGCAAGCGGCAATGGCGTCAAGAACTTGATCCTCGGCACTGATAAGGTTGCAGCCAATGCTCAATTCTGCGTCGGTCATTTCGCTGTTTTTCTTCCCGACAAGCTCCAAGAGCGCGGCTATTTTAACAAGCAGGGGGATGATGTAATCGACGAGGTTGTCGTTTTCGTCAAGTCCCCAATAGTCAGACGGGTTGTAATCTTTCATTTTGCCTCCTTTCGTTTACCGTATCGAACAGCCATTCCAATATGTCGGTATAGTTTCTGCCGTCGCAAGTAGAAAATGCCATCTCTGGGAATGACCTTCTGGAATTGCGATTCCAATATGCAATGGCTTCGGCTCTTGACTCGAATCGCTCGAAATTTCTTTTCTTGCCATTCATTTCTTTCCCCCTGTTATCATTGAATGTCCGGCTTGAATAAGGTCGAACGTCGTTTTCGAGACCCAATTTATATTCGATGGGTCGCGCTTTGACACAATCGCATATCCGTCGTCGCATGGCTTCGCGTCGCAGTCCTTATTACCATGTGGAAACTTTTCGACGTAAAGGCCATAGTTCATACGATAGGCCAATGATCCTGTGGTTTTGTTTTTCATTTCTTCTCTCCTTTCGCAATCGGGTCATATCCGTAGTTGAAGCGGGTCAGCGCCTTGTGGAGCAGTCTGATCTGCCTCTGCATCTCCACCATGTTCTCCGCAGTAGGCCCTTCAAAGTGCGCGTAGTAAGCCTTCACCGCGTGGATTGCCGTTAAGTACAGGTGCCGCGCGCTTCTTGTCTTTCGCCGCGCGGTCGCGCAGCGCCTTGACGGTCTGCGCCTTGCGAAACTCGGCCAGCTCCTCGGCGGTCATGCGGCGGCCAATGGTCGCCTCGGCGTTGAGGCGGCCAATGCCCTGCATGGCCAGCGCGCGGAGTTGTTCGAGTGTTGTCATTGTGCTTTCGTTTTGTTTTTAACGCAGAGGCGCAGAGGCGCGGAGTGCGCAGAGTTGTTTTGTTGGCGCGGCGCATTTGCCGCGCAGTATTCAAAATCTTTAAGCTGGGTGCGCTTTCCGATTTCGCACTCTACCAAATCAAAAACAAGACGGCGGTTTGCATAAAGCCGCATACCCACCTCCGTCTTTTCAAGAAAGCGGATATAGACATGGCCTAGCCCTGCGCCGCCGTATTCAATAAATACCTCGGCCCCGTCAAGCGCGTCCTGGATCGCCTTGTCGAGCAGTTTCCTTTGCGCTTTAGTCATTTCCCCTCCTTTCGCGGCACATTTGCCGCGCGCGGTGTTAGCGCTTTCCAATCGCAACCCTCGCCGTGTACGAACTCCGCCCAGCGCTTGCGGATTACGTCGCAGTAGTGCGGGTCGAGCTCCATGAGCCGCGCCTTGCGTCCGAGCGACTCCGCCGCAATCATCGTCGTGCCGGAACCGCCGAAGAAGTCAGCGACGATCTGGCCGCGCCTCGACGAGTTGCGCATGAACCGTCCGACGAGCGCGACGGGTTTCATTGTTGGATGCAGCTCGCTCTTGGCAGGCTTGTCGCAGTAGATGACGCTCGTCTCGCGCTGCTGCTGAAGCGCATGGCATAGCTCCTTCAGCTCGCTCTTGCTCATCTTCTCGAGCGGCTTGGTGTCATCGATGACGCTTGTCGAGTAGTCGCCGTGGAAGTCGTGCGATTTCGTCCAAGTGTAGAATATCGGCTCATGCTTGTAGTCGTAGTCGAGGCGTCCGAGCGAAAAGCACGCGGATGATTTCACCCATACGAGCATATGCCGGACCTCGAGCCCCGCGTCCCTCATCATCATCATCATCATCATCAGGCCGAGCTCGCCACCCTGGGGCGATGATACGTAATACGAGCAGTTGTCCGCGCAGCTCTTGCGGAGGTTCGTCATGGCCGCGACGAGCATCTTGTAGAGCTCGTCCGTTTTCAGCGTGTCGCCGATGATGTTTTTGGTGATGCTGTTGCCGCCGTTCGCGGCAACTATCGCGGCGTTCTTGTCGCCTATGGCGACGCCGTAGGGTGGATCGGTGAATACCATGTCGGCCTTTTCGCCGTCCATGAGCCGCGTCACATCTGCCGCGCTCGTCGAGTCGCCGCACATGAGCCGATGTTCGCCGCAGATGTAGACTTCGCCGCGCTTTGATACTGGCGTCTCCGGCGCGTCTGGCACCGCGTCAGGGTCGGTCTTGCCGTCTTTCGGCTCGTCGGTTTTGGCTGCCTTTAGGATTTCCTCAAGCGCTTTGTCGCCCATTAGGTCGCCAAGCTCGTCGCGGTCGTATAGCGCGAGGAGCTTTTCGGCATCCCATTCGCCGCTCTGGACGTTCGACTTCACAAGCCACGCGCGGCGGGCGTCCGGGCCGAGCGGCGTCAGGTCGTAGAACCACTCGGCGGGAAGCGGCCCGTCGAACTTGATTGCGCCGTCGGCGCTTGTCGCGTGATCTGCGGCGAGCTGCTTCAATGCGCGCAGGCGCTTGTTGCCCGCAATGACGACGCGCTGGCCGCGCAAGTCCGCGCCGTCGACGGCGGTGTAGTCCGTGACGTATGCGATTTTAGACGCGGCCAAAGTCTGCGGCATTGTGCGCAAGCTCTCCACCAGCAGCGCGAAGTCCTCGGCCGTGACCGTCTGCGGATTGTCCGGGTTTTCAATAAACGTTGCGAGCTTAACGGTTTTCATTTTGCCTCCTTGTCCAATTCTCTGCCCTCGACTTCCACCATTTCGCCATTTGCGCCGCGCTCGATCGCGGCTATCAGCTTCTGCGAATACCGCCAAATGAGCGGCGTATCGAACGACTCCGCCTTGCAGTCTGTGCGGAGTGTGATCTTGTCGTTGTCGCCATCCTTTGGCGCGCGTATCCATATTTTGATCTGCATGGCTATTCCTCCAGCCAAATCCTAAGGTTGAGCCTCAAAGCCTCGGCAAGCTCCATCTTTGCGCCACGGCTGTTCTCCCATCCTTTGAGTAAGTAGATGCAATCGCACGAGCGCAGCATCGCAAGGTCGGCGGCCAACACGCATTGCGCAAGACTACCACCAAATGCCTTGTCGCCTGCGTAGTGCGCCGCGAATGAGTCCGCAATTTCGTCCGCCGCTCCAAAAACCGGCGTGAGGTCGTGCGGGTTGATGACGAAATGGCCCATATCGCGCAGATGGCACGCTGCCGCGTCAAAAGCCGCGCGGTTATTGTAGGGCAACCCCGTCATTGGCCCGGATATGTAGATTCTCATTATTTGGCCTCCCCCTCTGCGCACTCTGCGTCTTTGCGTCTCTGCGTTAAAATCTCCCTGCGCTCTTTCGCGCAGAGCTTGCAGTATCGCATCCACTTCTCGCACTTCCCGCCGCAAATCTTGCAGCGCCTCGCCGGGTTCCTGATCTTCCCGCTCACTTCGCACCTCCTTCCTCTTTGATATTAACTCTATCAAAAAGCTCTTCAAGCCATTCGCGCGGAACGGGGCTTCCCGCGTCGATATAACGCAGTATCCCGGAGATGATTTCGCGTGCGCGTTGCTCGTCGATGAAGCACCTCGGCATAATTCCGAGTGGCGGTTTTTCATTCATTTCGCGCATCCTTCCTTCTCCGTCGCGGCGAGGGCTTTCTTCGCCGACTCGCTTTGACGTTTGTAATGAGAAAACAGCCAACGAAAAGCTGCCATGCATTCTTTTACAATGGCATACTCTCTGGGGCTTAGTTCTGCCATGTTCAGCTCAAGAGTGCCGTCAAAAGCATCCCACGCCGCTCTTGCATTTTCTTCGGCATCGTCAAAATTAAATAAGTCACAATTTCTCTCGGGCGACGCAATTGCTGTTTCAAGTTCATTTTTTGCATTACCGACATGAACAATGTCGACAAAATGAAGCCGGGCGTCATGGCATTTATGACAACGCTTTAACTCCGCAAGTGCGGCAACGCAAGCCGCGCGCAGATGCGCCGCGTTGCCGACCTGCTTCTTTATCTCGTCGATCTCGCGCTTGTGCGCCTCCCGCTCTGCCTCGCGCGCGGCAACTTCGGTCTGGATTACTGCGTCCCTCGTTTCCAGTTCTTTCTTGTGCGTCCATTCCATGCGCTTGCGCGCCGCGTCGAGACGGTCGAGCATCTTGCGGAAGTCCGCCCAGCTCATCGTGACGTGGTAGCTCGGCGGCATACCCGCCGAGTAGCCGCGAAACTCCGCGAGCAGTCCGTCGATCGTGTCATTTGTCTGCGCCATTGTCAGCGCCTCCCTTGTATCTTTCCCCTTTCGGGTATTTCGTGGTTCTAAATAACTCGCGCTCTCCCTGATGGGCCGCCGGAGCGCGCGGCGGTTGGCGTATTGCGGTAGAGCGCGGCAGATGTGCCGCGCCTGTTTCAGTTTCCCCTTTGTGCGCCACGGACGAAGGGTCGCCCGCTTGCCAGTACCCATGCTGGACGTCATCCGACCATCGCCGCGCCGCGAGGTGCGACGGTAGAAGAATGGTTGCAGGACGTCCCCGCGTCGCGCGTGTAGGCGCGGCGCGTTCCCACGGCCATGGGCTCGCGCGGTTCGGCTCACCGTGTTCCCTCCAAAATTGCCGGGGAGGGTCCCGTCTCTTGCCTTCGGGATTTCCGCGCTTCCGGCGCACCTCCCGATGGGGTTGTGAAATTCTTGACGCAGATCGGCCGCGACGAGCGGCGGGAGACTTCCGCGAACGCTTCGAGAAGATCCTTGCAGCTTGCGGCCGAGCCGGTCATCAGCTTCTTCCCGTCGAAGTAGACCTCCCACACGTCGCCGCCGACGTGCACAAGATTGAATTCGATTCCGCTTTGCGTCATTCCGCCACCGCCTTTCGTTTGTATGTGGTTCAGGATTCCTCGTCGATGTTCGCCACGTCGTCGGCGTCCTGGATGAGCGCGAGCTGCAGGCGCAGAACCTCCTCGATTGCGTCGTGCCGCCAATCGCTGTGGACGCGCTCGAACTTTGGCGAATTGTCCACGGTCGTCTTTTGCGTCGCGCCGTAGCCGGTCGTAGCCGTCTTTGTCTCCGCCTCGTAGTCGGCAAGCATCCACGCAAAATACTTCTTGCGCACCAGGAACGGGAGCGAGCCGGTCGGCCCGTTCTGCGCCTTGCAGAGAATCCACCAAACGGGATCGAGGTCGTCGAAATTATACCGATACTGCGGGTTGTCCATCGTGCCGGGAATGAGCCGCGCCACCCGGTCGTAGTCAGGGCCGCGCGTCTGCTCAAGCTCGCGCCACTTTGAAACCACGGCGGAGTCGCGGTGCAAGATCGTGACGGTGAAAGCGTCTTGCTCGATCGCGCCGGAGCCGCGCAAGTCCGCAAGCCCAGGAAGCCGCCCTTGCTGGTCTTGCTTCGTCGACTCGCGGTTCAACTGCGCAAGCGCGACGACGGGAATGTGCAACTCGTTCGCCAAGCACTTCAATGTGTCGCTGACATACGAAACGCGGGCGTACTCCACGGCGTCCTCGCGGCCAAGCGCTCGGGCGTGTAGCAATTGCAGATAATCGACGACGACGACGGAAAGACGCCCGGCGGCCTGCTCCACCATGCATATTGTCCGAAGGTCGTCAACGTCGCGCGTCTCGACGACGGTCAGCGGCCATTCGGCCATTGCCGCCTCCGCCTTGCGCATCGCGTCGAGATCGGCGGCCGTCGGCGAAAATGACGCCTTGCGCGCCGAAACGCGGGAGCGCTCCGCGAGAAATCTGCGCATCACCTCGACGCGCGGCATATCGAGCGAGCAAAACAAAACCGAATATCTAGACTCGCACCAGAACCGCATAAGGTTCACGGCAAACGCCGTCTTGCCGACTGACGGACGCGCCGCGATAACGTGCAAGCCCGCGCGGAGGCCGTTCATGAACTCCGTCACCTTCGGCCACGGCATTTTCAGGCCGGGCGTCCATTTCAGGTCGCGCGGCCCGTCGGACGCGACGCGCATCCTGTGCGCCTCGTCGTACTCGGCCATAATGTCCGAGAATACCGCGCGCGGCGAAATTTTTTTTGTGTCGATTTGGCCTTTGAGAATTCCGTCCAGCTTCTCGCGTAGCGACAAAACGCCGTCGGTAGTATCGGCCCATTGCTCCAAAGTTTTCAGCTCGTCGGCCACCGCCGCTTTCGTCTGGCGCTCGATGTAGCAATTGCGCAGCAGGCGCACCGTTTCCTCTATGCCGAAGATCGGCGCTTCGTCAATCGCGCGCTGAAATTCCGAGGCCGTAAGCTGTTCGGCCGTCCGGCGCTCCTTGTCACGCGCGGCCAGCGCCTGCGCGTCCGTCATGGCGGTGACGGGCGAGACGCTTTCAATCGTGCCGCGCTTCCATGCGCTTTCCAGGTAGCTCCAAACAAGCGACCAGCCGTCTACCGTGAACCACTCCGCGCGGACGCCCGCCGCCATTGCCTGCGCCATGTACTCGGCCGGGTGGCAAAGTATCGCGCCTATCAAACCGCGTTCGTAATCTGTCACGAGTCGCGCCATTCGTCACCTCGCAATCTTGAAACCGCCGATCCCGTCAACGCGCGCGGCGCGAATTTTTTTTTGCTCCGCGTTCCATGCGGATTTCATATATCTCCGCCAATTGCCAACGTACCGCCCGTCTTTGTCCGCCCATCCCGCATCGGTTAAGTCTTTGTAGAGCTTTTGTGCGAAGTCGGCAGGAACTCCGGCGAGCATCCCGGCTTCATAAAACTGCATTATCGTCGGCGGCTTCTTCGTTGTAGCAGTATAGCTTTTAGCATTATGCTCTTGCTCTTGCTCTTTATCTTGTACTTGCTCTTTTACTTGCTTGTGGTCGGCTTTCGCTTTGCTTCGCGTTTGCTTTGGTTTTGCTTCGCGTTTGCTTTCGCTTTGCTTGCGACTTGCCCCACCTTTGCTTCCGCTTTGCTTCCGCTTTCGGCTGATCTCGATTGTCGCCCGAACCATCTGCACCGCCTGGAATCCGATGGCGGTCAGAATCCCGTCCTCAACGCTTGCGCCCTCCGCTGCCGGCTTCGGTTCCTTGCCGGTAAACGCAAAGTCCAGAACGGCGTCGAGCCAAGCCAGCCGCAGATCGTCGGGTAGCTGCCGGGCAGCCGTGTACCAATTCCGCCAGAACGTCAGCCGGTCGGCCGTCTCGATTTCCTCGCCGCTCATATCTTGACCCCCTTGATGATTGCCGCCGCTTGCTCGCCCTCGCTGACTGCTCCACGTAGAACAGTCTCGAGCTTTTGGACGGTGTGGATCGTGTCGGCAGCGGCCAGCCGAGCGCAGACGGGAAGCAAAACCCCCAGGCGCGTCACGATTGCCCCCGCAAAGGCGTCTGCCAGCGCGTTGATTGTCTCGCGCGAAAGATTTACCGCCTCGCGCGTCTCGCGCTCCTGGGCCGCTTCTCGCGCGTCTGGCGCGATACCGCCGCGTGAGCCATTCGCCCGAACTTGCGCCGGTTTGCCTTTGCCCAGCTTCTCAATGTCTGATTTTCTCATGGTTCTAACCTCCTAAATATCAAAAAAAATACCTAAATTTTCCGTTAGTCAGTCAATTTCGCTGAC